GTAAAACCGTGGAGCGAAAAACATGAAACGGAGCTTCTAAAGCAAGCGTTAATATTTTCAGAAGCCTATGAACTAATATATGTTGATGAGAACGCGAATTTTAAGGCTATTATACTGAATCCTTTAAATTCTTATGTCTTAAAAGATGTATACGGAAATATTGAATTATTTATTAGATTTTATCAAAAGAAATTTGATACGGTAACTCAATATGCAGATGTTTATGAGGGAAATTCAATTTATCATTACACAGTTGTGGGAAATTCCTTTTTAAAATTTGGCGAAGTAGACACTCACATATTTTCTAAAGTTCCCGTTGGGGTGTGCAGCATAGGAACGGTTTATGAATCAATCTATGGCAACATTAAAACGCAACAAGACGGGTATGAACAAGTGAGTTCCGACTATGTCAATGAAATTGCCGACGCGCGTAATGCAATTTTAGTTACCAAGGGAACAACAATTGAAGAGGGCAAAGAGGACGATATTAAAACCAAGGCAATCATGGAACTGCCGATAAACGGAGATGCGAAGTGGCTGATCAAAACGTTTTCGGACAATTTTATTCAAAATGCCCTTAATACCTTAACCGACAATATATATTCTTTGGCAAACCACATTGACCATAATCAAAAATTAAGTTCAAATACAAGCTCACTCGCACAAAAAAATAAGCTTATGGGGCTAAGCAGCAAATGTGCTAATAACATTCACGCTATGCAAGACTGCATTAAAACAAGGCTTCAATTCTTATTTGAGTTTTTAAAAGTTAAACAAAAGAAAGATTACTCTTATTTGGATGTAGACATTAAACTTACTCCTGCAATTCCAACGGATGATTTAATGGTTAGCCAAATTTTAAGCCAAAATCCTAACATTCCGGTCAAAACAGGATTTGGACTATACTCTTTCGTCAATGACATTGACCAAATAATGGCTTTGTATGAAGAACAAAATAAGTCTTCCAAAATAGGTGCGGGACTTTTGGAACCTGCTGCCTCAACTGCATCCGCAGACGCGCCGCAAGAGGAAATTAAATCATGAAAATTGATAAAGAATACCAAAAAAAAGTCGAGCAGATCAAAGTTGACGGAGAAAATTACGCGGATTCAGCTATGAAAGACGTCCATATTGAACAGGCCGCAGCATTGGACGCGCTTCACAAAACCATCGGAAAAATCTACATTGACCATGCAAAAGATGGCTTTTTGATACTAACCGCCGCTGAAAAGAACGCAATAGCCTCACAAACAACGAAGCATTTAAAAGATATGGGGCTTAAACTTGGCACTAGCGAAGTTAAAAAAGTAGCCGATATCTTAGAAAATGTTTTCAAGGATACTTATTACAAGAACATTTTCACTCTTGAAAGTGGTATGACCGTCAACTTGAAATTTCCAATACTCAAAAAAGAGTTTGTTGACGCGGCGGTCAATGCAAAATACAAAGATGAATTATTCTCTGATCGTATTTGGACTAACAAAGCCGATATGATTGATAAGTTGCAGTCGTCCATTACGGACGCTATGAAGGGCAACACGACCATTGATAAAGTGGGCAGAGAATTACGCGACACGTTCAACACAACGGCCTATGAAAGCCGTAGGCTAGTCCAAACGGAAACAGCAAGGGTACAGACACAAGCGAGTGAAGAAATGGCACAGGCGACGGGTGTTGAGCAAGTAATGTGGAGCGCCACACTGGACAACAAAACGGCAGACGAGGACGCAGAGCTTGACGGCAAGACCTGGGGGATTAACGAAGACCATCCAGAACCTCCACTTCATCCAGACTGCCGATGCTGCCTTATAAATGTGCCGTATGATGGTTGGAGTCCTACACAGCGCAAGGATAACGAGACAAAAGAGGTTATTGACTACACTAATTATGCCGATTGGGCCAAAGACAAAAATATTTCTGAATAAGCTGTTTTAATTGCAAATGTCGTGTGCTATACTGCTGATATAGAAAGAGGGAGTTAGAAATGAAATATTGCAAAGTATGCGGACAAAATGTTGAACCGGTCAAAAAGTTCAGCATCCCATTTTTTCTAATCAATTGTCTTTGGCTTGTCGGCGGCATAGTATATGTCATCTATTATATTTTTATGAAGAAAAAAACTTGTCCTATATGCGGCGGTGAACAGTTGGAACAAGCTCATAGCAGAGATGAAGCAAATGGTACAACACTTACGCGTGAAGAAACATGGAAAATAGAATCAGATGCACAAAAATTGAAATTGGCTCAAACCAAAGACCGATATGCTCAAGAAATTACCGACGCAAAGGCGAAAAATGCTGAGGCGAAAGCGGCCGTCGCTGAAACGATGCGTAAAAAGAAGGCCGGTGAGCTGCCTTATCAAATAAAAGCGGCTGAAAAGAAAGCTGCAAAATTGAGTAAAAAGGTTGGATGAATAGTGCAAGTAGCTTTGGCAATATCAATATTGTTTAACGTTGTATTTCTCTATTTTTTAATTCACGATACAAAATATTACAATAAAGTCATTAAAGATTTGCAAGAAAAGTACAGAAAAGCACTCGATAAATTATAGAAATAAATAATTACTAATTAGCATCCCAATTCTTTGGGGTGCTTTTTATATACCCAAAAATAAATATGCACTTTATGGACTTAGGTACACAAAGGGCAAAAGGAGCAGATTATGCCAGTAGAAAACATTGAAGAGGTACAAGCGTTCATTGAAGCAAACAAAGATAATCCAAAAGTTGTTGGCTATGTTGGGGGCCTTGTAACACCCGATAGAGTAGCGGCTTATTTGGACAGCGAGGAAGGCAAGAAGCTTTTACAGCCTAAACTTGACACCTATGCTTCAAAGGCAATTACCACGCACGATGAAAAGTTCAAATTAAATGAACTTCCTAAACTGATTAACGAAGCAGTCGCAAAAGCGAACCCGCAGGAAACCCCGGAACAGAAAAAAATTAGAGAATTGGAGGAAAGAATTAATCAGTCCGATTCTGCAAAAGCAAAAAGCGAGTTAACAAACCAAGCACTCAAAATCATGCAAGACAAAAAGCTGCCAACGAATTTAGCTGAGTATTTCATTGGAAAAGATGAAGCTACAACTATTGCGAATTTGTCGGCGCTTGAACAGGTATTCAACACCAATGTTGAAAGCCTTGTAGCTGAGCGGCTTGGGAAAGGCTATCAGCCTCCAACAAGCGGAGCAAAGCTCACCGATACCAACCCATGGAGCAAAGAACATTTTAATCTCACAGAGCAAGGAAAGATCATGGTAGAAAATCCATCCCTTGCTGGTCAGCTCATGGCACAGGCGAAAGTATAAAAATAAAATAAAAAGAGGTAGATATTATGCCAGCAACTAAAATTTCAGACATCATTGTTCCTAGCGTATTCAACCCGTATATCATTCAAGAAACCAATAGACTTGACGCATTTGTGCAAGCGGGGATTGTGAGCAATGACCCAACTCTTGACACACTTGCTGCAAGCGGCGGTAATTTAGTAAATATGCCTTTCTTCAATGACTTGTCTGGAGACAGTGAAGAACTATCCGATTCCGTGGCACTTGGGGTAAACGCAATTACTGCCGGTCAAGACAAGGCAAGGCTTCATATGAGAGGCAAAGCATGGGGAGTTAATGACCTTGCGGCAGCATTAAGCGGTGCTGACCCTATGGCCACAATTGCTTCAAAAGTTGCGAAGTTTTGGGTAGGTGAAAGAAGCAAAATCTTGCTTAAATCACTTGTCGGTGTTGAAACTGCATTGGCTGGTTCTAATGTATACGACATTTCTGCCTTGTCGGGAGCATTGGCAGTCATCAGCGGCGCAACCACTCTTGATGCAAAGCAACTGCTTGGCGACAATTATACCAAACTAACCGGAATCGCTATGCACAGCGCGGTGTATACAAAGTTGCAAAAAGATAACTTGATTGTTTATCTTCCAACGTCTGACGCATTGGTTGCAATTCCGACTTATCTTGGATACAGAATTATTGTTGACGATGCTTGTCCTTCAAGCGCCGGTGTTTACACAACTTATCTGTTTGGTGAGGGCGCATTTGGATTGGGAAATGGCTCCGCACCGGTACCAACAGAAACTGACCGCGATTCTTTGATCGGGGAAGATATTCTCATTAACCGTCAGCACTTTATCCTTCACCCGCGCGGTATCAAATGGAATGAAGTCGCCGTAGCTGGTAAAACTCCTACATTTGCAGAAATTGCAACCGCGACAAACTGGACTAAGGTGTATGACTCCAAAAACATTAGGTTGGTCATTTTCAAGCATAAAATTGCCTAGTCATAAGTTATATGGGGGACAAACTTCCCCCATAAATTTTTAAACGGAGGGTACAAATATGAGCGTAACAGCTTTTAACCGCAAACGTAGAGAGCAAAAAGAGGCTGGACCAGAACCGGGAGAAGTCCCGGGTCCTGTGGTTAGCCTTACAGCTGAGCAGATAGATCTTGCGGCAAGGTGTGAAGCATTGAAGCTTAACTTGCCAGACAATTTGACCGCTGGACAAGTGAAAGAAGCGGTCGAAAAGGCAGAGGCCGAAAAGGAAGATAAGAAGGGTAAGGCTTAACCGCCTTCCCTTTTTGTTTTGGAGGACTTTATGGCGGATACAATAAAAGATGACATTAAAACCGAGCTGAACATAGCAACTTCCGACGTTACAAAGGATGCATGGATTGACTTGCAGATTCGAAAAGGTTCAACACTTATCACCAATTATATGAACGTAACGCCAACAACTCCACCGGCTGACATCGGAGCAACTTATCCAGACGCCTTGATTGAATACGTGGTATTACGTTATCGGAAACGGGGAAATGAAGGCGTCACACAATTTGCGCAAGGCTCCAGGAGTGGCACGTATGGTGGAGAACTGAGTGATTCGGTTAAGCTGTTGCTGCCTATGCCGCCGATTAGAATGCGAGGATAACCATGCTACTTAATTACACGGTAGGCGTTTATAACCGATTGCCAAGTACAAAGGTAGGCGGCGTTACCATCCCCGGAGAACTAGCACTCACAAAAACTATTGATTGTGATATGCAACCCTATTCGGCCGAATTGCTGATTAAATCTTATGGCTATGATATTCCAGTG